CTTATCTCAGAGAGATATTCGTAAAATACCCATTTTTTAGGGTATTATCCAGGCGAAACGTCTTGGTAGTGTAAATATAGATGTAAACCATCTTGGTAAGCCTGTAAATTTTTTAAGGAGAATGATATGAGCGAACATAAGGAATCTTTAGTAAAGGTCCTCGAATATATCGTTAATGATGAGCAAGATAAAGCGGCTGATCTACTGCACAACGTGTTTGTAGAAAAAGCTAAAAATCATTGGGCATCACTACAAGAAACTGACGAAGTTGTAGAAGACGATATTAATGATGAAGACCTAGACGAAACTATCGATCTTGACGAAGCTGACGATGATTCTGAGGAAGAAGTAGAGGAAGCGATTGACGCCTCCGACGCTGAAGAAGATTTCTTAGACGACATAGAATCAGCTGAAGAAGAGATTGACCAAGAAGAAATCATGGACGATGAGGACATGGATGAACCAGAAGCTGAAATGGATTTAGCTATGGATATGGAACCGGAAGCAGAAGAAGGCGATGAGCCTGCTGATGCAGAAGAGGCCATGGACAACGTAGAAGACGCTATTGCTGAACTCAGAGCCGCATTTGCAGAAATGTCAGGCGAAGAGGCAGATGATGACGGCGACGACATGGAAGAGATAGAAGACGAAATGGAATCTGTCGAAGCTATGGAAGAAGGCGCATCAATGAGTGCAGTCAGTGTATCACATAGTGATAGCAGTGATAAAGGCTCACCTGTAGCATCAAACGCTAAAGCACATAATGGTGCCAAAGCACACCCAACAGATACTAGCGAAGAGAAGGGCAGACCTGCTCCAAGTGCTAAACCAATGGGTGTAAACGGTCCACAAGAAGCTGGAAAGCCAAGTGCGGCTCCAAAGCCAAAGGCGGCAGAATAAGATGATGACTTCGCTAAAAGAACACTTATCATTTAATCAAGCAAATATTGTTACTGAAAGCATCGAAGAAGCGAACGGTGGCAAGAGCTTGTACATGAAAGGTATCTTTATTGAAGGCGATGTCAGAAATCAAAACAATCGTATCTACACAAAAGAAGAAATTCATAGTGCAGTTAAAAGCATTAATGAAAAAATTAAAAGTGGATATAGTGTATTAGGCGAAGCTGATCACCCAGATGACCTCAATATCAATCTTGATCGTGTATCACACATGATCACCGAGATGGATACTGATGGTGCGAACGGTATCGGTAAGCTAAAACTATTGCCTACTCCAATGGGAAACATTTGTAAAACCCTTATTGAGAGTGGGTGTCATTTAGGCGTGTCAAGCCGAGGCAGTGGCAATGTTAATGATAGCGGCATAGTAAAAGATTTTGAAATCATTACTGTCGATATTGTTGCAAATCCGAGTGCTCCTAGTGCTTACCCTGATCCAATCTATGAAAGAATTATGAATCATAGCCGGGGTAATGTATTGATGGATGTCGCTGAAGCAACTAGACATGACAAAGGTGCACAACGTTATCTCCAGGAAGAGGTGACTAACTTTATTAAAAACCTGAGATATAGGAGAGATTAATATGGCTCATGCAATGGATGAACTATTAAACTCAAATACGCTCTCTGAAGAGGTTAGATCTTCGTTATCTGAAGCTTGGGAGACCCAACTAACAGAAGCTCGTGAGACAATCACAGCTGAACTTAGAGAAGAATTTGCTGGACGTTATGAAAATGACAAAGAGCAGATGGTCGAAGCTATGGATACAATGATTGGCGATGTTATCGGAAAGGAACTCGAAGAGTTCAAAGAAGATAAAGCAAAAGTCAACGAAGATCGTGTTGCATATCGCAAGCACATGAAGGAACATGCAGTTGTTCTTGATAAGTTTGTGATGGAAACACTTGCGAAGGAGATTAAAGAACTTCGCAGTGATCGTAATGCCCAAGACGCAAACATGACCAAGTTGGAAGGTTTCGTAATGGGACAATTAACTAAAGAGCTCAATGAGTTTCATGAAGACAAACGCTCGCTAGTCGAAGCAAAAGTCAAAATGATCAAAGAAGGCAAAGAGGTTATTAATCAAACTAAAGCAGACTTTATTAAGTCAGCCGCAAGCAAAGTTGAAGGCATAATGGAAAATACCATTAAGTCAGAACTACATACTTTGCGTGAAGATATCAAAACAGCCAAAGAAAATACTTTTGGACGTAAGATATTTGAAACATATGCCGCTGAGTTTATGTCAAGCTACTTGAACGAAGGAACAGAAGTTTCTAAGTTGAATAAGGTAGTTGAAAGTCTACAAAGTGAGATTACTAACAAAGACAAAGCCATTGCTGATAAGGAAGTGACAATAGCAGAAAGTGCAAAAACTGCACGAATTGCTAAAGACACAGCAGAAAGAAAGCAAACTATGCAAGAAATGATGCAACCTCTCAGCAAAGATCACAAAGAAATAATGGGTGCGTTACTTGAAAGTGTTAAAACAGACAAGTTACAAAATGCATTCAACAAGTATCTACCTTCAGTTATGAAAGAAGATACTAAAAGACAGACCAATAAGAAGATGATTAGTGAATCTAATACAGAAATCACTGGAAACAAAGCAGAAGCATCAACATCAGTTGAAGGTGGAGCAGATATTGTTTATCTTCGAAAATTAGCCGGTATAAGTTAAGGAGACCTAAAATGGCAGACAATTTAATGGAAAATTGGAGCGAAACAAAAACCGCTCTAACTGACGGTCTTACTGGAACGAAAAAACAAGTAATGGAATCAGTTCTTGAAAACACTAAGACGTACCTCGCAGAGGCCGCGACTGGTGGAGCAACAGGAGCAGGAAACATTGCAACCCTTAACAAGGTTATTCTTCCAGTGATTAGACGTGTTATGCCAACAGTGATCGCCAACGAAATCGTTGGAGTTCAGCCTATGACAGGCCCTGTTGGACAAATTCATACTCTTAGAGTAAGATATGCAGAAACTTTTGATTCAGCTGTAGCTGGTGATGAGGCACTAAGCCCATTCCAAATCGCAACTGGATACTCAGGTAACGCAACTACAAATAGAGCAGAAGCAACATCAGCCCTAGAGGGCCTTGGTGGTAAAAAGATGTCAATTCAAGTATTGAAGCAGACAGTCGAAGCAAAAACCAGAAAGCTATCAGCTCGCTGGACTTTTGAAGCGGCTCAAGATGCACAATCAATGCATGGCTTAGACGTTGAAGCAGAAATCATGCAAGCACTAGCCCAAGAGATTACTGCTGAAATCGACCAAGAGATTATTGCTAGCTTGAGTTCACTTGCTGGTGCCGCATCTAGCACATATGCACAAGGTGCAGTGTCAGGTACAGCTACTTTCGTAGGTGACGAGCATGCCGCTCTTGCAGTTCTTATCAACAAAGAAGCAAACACCATCGCCGCAAGAACAAGACGTGGCGCAGGTAACTGGGCAGTTGTGAGCCCAACAGTACTAACAGTACTACAAAGTGCTACAACTTCAGCGTTCGCAAGATCAACTGAAGGCGCTTTTGAAGCACCAACAAATACTAAATTTGTAGGTACTTTGAACGGCACAATGAGAATTTATGTAAACCAGTATGCACCTGACGATAACGTGCTTGTTGGCTACAAAGGTGCAACAGAGACAGACGCAGCAGCGTTCTATTGCCCATACATTCCGTTGATGTCAAGTGGAACAGTACTTGACCCAGCAACATTTGAGCCAGTAGTTAGCTTCATGACCAGATATGGTTATGTAGAACTAAGCAACCAAGCATCATCGCTTGGTAATGCCGCTGACTATCTCGCAAGAATTGATGTGACAAGTGGTGAACTATCATTTACCTAATATAGGTACTTGCAGG